GTTTACCAACTGGTCGTATCGGCCTTGGTTTAGGTGCTATTCCTGCCCTCGGCACTGCTTACTCAGAGTTACAAGCAGATCGTCCCCTTGGCGCTGCTGGAGCATTGTTAGGTGGCGCAGCCGGTGGCCTTGGTGGCGCAGCAGTTGCTCGCTTTCTGCCAAGTACAGGTAAATTCGGCTTAATCGGTAAAGTCGCCCAAGCCGTTCTTCCTACGGTTGGCGCAACTCTTGGCGCACCGGCTTTTGCTTCAGAAGCTGAACGCGTCAAAGCACGGGCAACAAATGAACCCATCCGGGGCAAGGAACAAGAACTGACTTCTCAACTTGCTACACAACGTGCCATAAACGAGCTTGGCCAAACTCAACTCCGTACTTCTCTTGGTACGTATACCAGTGCACTTACTGATTTAAATAAAGCCAATATTGAAGCGAATCTCTATGCAATGCAGAAAGAGATTCCATTGATTGAGCAGATTGAGCGGGGGCGCCTGGCACGTGCTCAAACAATGTTGAATGCGCAGAACAATGCGTATTTACAGCAGATGACCCTTGGTGCACAGTCCAACTTAATGCTTGATGCTCAACGGGAGCGTGGTGCCACCATGCGTCAGGTTTTATCCAGCAATCCTTACATGGTTGCTCTTCAGTCTCCTAGCGTTTCTATTAGCTGATCATGCCTGGTCCTCTTGCTGGTAAGTATGGTCTAAACATCAACTTAGACCAAGCTGATTACACAAATCCCATAAGTCCTGCTGTGAATAGTTATGATCCTTTAATTAGGCCTTTGACTCAAAATCCTTACGCAGAGCAAGAACGTGCTTTGGAAGGAATTAAAGATCCTGACTTACAAGGTTTCTTGCGTTATGGTCTTGCGCAACAAAAATATCTTTATGATCCTCAACGCATGAGGGAAGAGCTTCAAGCGTATAGTGATGTACGCAAAAAAGAGGCATGGGATGCATTTGGCATGAAACAACTTGCCTCCATCCCCCAAACAATTGCAAACACTGTTTATAACAGAGATGCCCTAGGTATCTTGGCAGAGATTCCCAGGAACATTAGTCCTATTCTGCAAGGCGGCATTCAAAGTGCAAACTTACGAGACCGCTTTAAGTACTTCAGTTAATTAACAAGGGGGCTGTAGAATAATGACAACATACTTCCCTTCAGGCCTTTCAACAACCTGGAGCAACCCTAGTTTTGGAGCGGGAACCACTTCTTTTGGTGGTAGTCCTACATATCAACCAGGGTTTTCAGGTGCGATAGGAACAGCGCCATCATCTACACCCACCCCTAGCTACGGTTCATTAGGAGGATCATCAATGTTTCCCGGAATTGCAATGGGTCTTATTGGTGCTGGTGCTTCTATTTTTGGAGCATCTCAAGCAGCCGATGCCACACGCGATGCCGCTGCACAATCTGCCGCAGCAACAAAAGGAGCAGCAAGAATTGCAGGTAAGTACGGTATTAAACGCGATAAATTAGATTACGAGCTCCAACAGAAAGCAAAAGAAGCAAGTGTGTTTCGTTTTGATCCAGCACAACGAGCTTTGATAGCATCGTTTGCTGCATCTCCCGCAGCACAAAAACTTTCTGCGCAAGAGTTTTATAATCAACGTGCATTAGCTGGTACAGGCGGCGGTTTTTCTCCACTTGCAGGTGGGTCACCTTTCTACAGGATTTAAGTCATGAGTGGTATTTCCCCAGCTGATGCTATTTCTTTCGGTCAAGCAAATAATGACGACGAGCTTGTTACAAAGTCTTATTTTGAAGAACTTTTTAAAACAAAACAAAAACAAGATGCAAAAACTGACGCAAAAAGAACGGCTCAAAAACAAAAAACAATTGGAGAAATTTTTGGTAGTTATAAACAACAAATTCGCAGTGGTGTTTTAGATCCTTTATCTGCTTCTCAAGCTTTTAAGGAAGAGGCCAAAGGTTACGGAGGACCTGCTAAGCGTACACGGCTTTCTACAGAGCTTGCAGACCTGCGCCCCATCCCTGGCTACGACCCCAAAACATATAATAAAAGAAAGGATTTAATCCAGCAAAAGAAAGATATTGAAGCGAGGCCCCAGACTTGGGAAGAAAAAGCCGACAAATTAGAAAACCGTGGCGTTAATATACAAGAAAAAATTGATGCATTACTTGGCAGTGAAGACTATGATCCCACGCCAAATCGGCAAGCGGAAAAAGATATTTTTGCGCAACTTCAAAAATTAAAGGAAAGGCAGGCATTAATTGATCCTGAAAAAGATAAAGCCAGAGCCGATAAACTACGAGCGAGAGCCGCAGCTTTTGATCCTGAGAAAGCAACATCTTCTCTTACCAAACGAATAGGAGAACTTGCCCCTGGCGTTCAGTACAAAGAAATGGTGAGCGGTGCTTTGTCTACCCAAGCAAATCTTCTTGGTTTAGGCAAGGGAATTGTAACTCCTCAGTTAGAAAAAAGTTTAATCCAGCAAGCAAAAGCTCAAGGCATTACCGCAAGTGAAATGCCAAGCTATATGCGTGAGCAATTGTCTTCTAGTCAAATTACACGTCCTTATTTACTGACGGCAGACCAAGAGAAACTTCAGCTTGAATATGGCAACATAGGCCGAGACAAGTCAGGCTTAATCTCTAATACTTATCAATCCATACTTCCTGGTAATCAAGCACTTGCCAGTTCGTATGGTTTAAAGCCAGGACAAGGAATGTCAATCGGAGATATTGAACACTTAAAAAATGTAGATATGCAAAACGTTGTTAATGCTGGCATGGCAAAAGTTGAAAACATTCGTGGGATGTCTAGCATGCTTGGTCTCATTGGTTATGCATTAAGCTAGCCTTGCTATAATTTAAGAGTCAATTATTTGGTTTTAAAAAATGGGCAAAAAAGAAGAATTAGAAGACAGGGTAGTAAATCCCACAAAAGATCTTTCCTCCGGCACTGCAGACGATTATCTCTCGCAAGAAAACATTGGTAAATTCCAAGATCTTCTTAATCGCCTGCAGCGCTCTAAAATGGAACAAGCTCAGCAAGGCGCACGTGAAGGCCGCAAAGGTACCTTTGCTCAAGGTATCGCTAGCATGATGTCCAACTTCTGATCTAAATTCCGTGGCAGAAAATACTCCCGATCTTCCATCAACAGAAGACGACTGGTTTGATATTGATAAATATCGCCAGGCGGCTGGGGTTGCCTACGAATTTTCCAAGAAGAAGATGGAAGAAGCTGGTGGACAAGAACGTGAAACCCGTCGTCAACAACAAGAGTTCAGTCAAGCGGACGAAGCCAGGGACTATAAACAGTCTCAACGAGCGTATAAATTCTGAGCTGTTTGAGCACTGGCTCGATAACCAGGACTCAGCAACACAGGAGGCTTTCCTGGCGTTTGTTGAGTCCAACTATTCGCTGATTGAATGTTACCTCTACGCCCGCTTCCTGGGCTACGATGGTGCCATTTCTTCTTGTGACTGCTGGTATCAACAAAACTACCCTAAGCCTGATCACAGGGAAATTTTGTTGTTTGAGATCCAGGAGATGCAAGAGGATATCAAAAAGCTCCGCGATGACATTGAAGCCGGTGTTGTAAAACGTGATTCAGGCGTTGCCCGTATTGCGGCAATGCAGAAAGAATTGCGTAGTACTATTTCTCAAGTTGAAACCTTTACATCCAATAAGGACAAAAAAGGTTTATTAATGGCCGGTGCTGATAGAGCCCTGCGAGAGCTCTTATCTATTTTTAAAGATGAGCCCATTGAAGGTCCTTTACAAGATGCTTCGATGAGTGTATGGGCTAAAATGCAATTAAGCGAATAATTTCTATGTCTAAAAATAAAATGCCTCCTGAACTCTTGGAGCACTTCAAAAAGAAAGAAGCCAAGAAAGAAGATGGCACAGAGATGAATGATAAAGAAAAGCGTCGCGCTGCTTTAGATAAAGCACGCAAGTATAAAGAACAGAAAGCAAAAAAATAAGTTAGTATCGTAGTAATTACGCATACTTTACGTGGCTTCTCATATCCATCTTGCTTATCGACGTACAGCACTTGCCGCTGCAAAAAATCGTCAGATACGCAAGACGGACAATCAAGAAGACCTGGAAAAAGCACGAGAAGATTTTGGTTTTTTCTGTGAGTACGTCGCAGATAAACCACCTGCTCGTCATCATAAAGAATGGCACAAGTACTTGGTGACACAGGACGATAGTCAGTGTCTCGTAAAGATTGGTGGACCCAATATTGATCTTTTAGCTCCACGGGGCTCAGCCAAATCCACCGTCCTTGGTTTATTTACGGCATGGGCTATTGGAGTACATACGGCCGCCAAGAAACCGCTGCAGATCCTTTATCTTTCTTACACGGTTGATATTGCACGCTCTAAGTCAGCAACAATTAAACGAATCATTGAAAGCAAAAAATATCAAGAAGTTTTTCCAACGGTAAAACTCTTAAAGAACGTAACCAGTAATGAGTACTGGTCTATTGATCATAAATTTGCTGGTATTGACACAACCGGTGATGAACAATTTACTCTTTGTGCGGCTGGCTTGAAAGGTTCGGTGACATCCAAACGATCTCACCTTTGTATCATTGATGACCCCATTAAAAGTTCATCTGATATCTCCAACCCTGACATCAGGAAAATGATGCAGGACAACTGGAACGCCGTGATTGCACCAACGATGTTTGAAGGTGCACGAGCGATTTGCCTTGGTACTAGATTCCGGCATGACGATATCCATGCAACAACTTTCAATGCGAATAACAACTGGATGCAGATTGTGCTTCCTGCTGTCACCTCAGATCCTGTGACAGGAGACGAAGAATCTTACTGGCCAGAGATGTGGTCTTTATCGTATCTGAAAGAGAAAAAACGTCAGGCACCAATTGCTTTTTCCTTTCAGTACATGAATCAGATTGTCAGGCAGAACGAGTTGTCACTCGCTCCAGAACTTTTGATCAAAGCTGAAATTGCAACTGAGTTTGACTGTCTTGGCGTAGGGGTTGATCTGTCTTCTGGCACAAAAGAAAAGAACGATTACACGGTGTTCGTATTGGGTGGTCGCATTGGAGACACGATCCACATTATTGATTACCGCCGCTTGCGCGTCATGGGCAATCTAGAAAAACTAGATACTCTCAAAGAATTGCTTAATGATTGGTCCATCATTGGTAAAGATCAAAACGATATTTATTTCCCTACTCATTCAACGTGTGACGTATGGTCTGAAGCGGTGCAGTACCAGGCTTCTTTAGAGGCTGATTTTAAACGCATCTGCTTGACAGGCGAAAATCTCTACAACTTAATTTGGCATCCGGTCAAGGGATTCCGTGGCGACAAACTTGCACGTTTCCGTGGAATTATGGGCATGTTCGAAGATCGCAAGATTATCTTCAATCGTTATCGCACTTTTACAGCAATGTTTGAAGAGCTGACCAACTTTGGTGTTAGTGGACATGACGACTGTGTTGACGCTCTTGTGTGGCTTGTGAACGGACTCATGAAGAAAGGCAAATTACAAGTTGATTACTAGTTTTAAAATAAAAAGAAAAGTCTTGTGATGGGACCCGAATATATCGCTATAGGGTTAACCGCCATTGCTTCGTCAATTACAGGTGGTTCCTGGGTAGCAAATAAGATCATGCAAAGGCAGCATGAAAAGCTGCAACAAGCCTTTGATTACATTGGCTCTCAGAAGAGACGGGTCGATGTCTTGGAAGACCAGATTAATCGCATGCCTCTGGATTATGTGCTAAAGGTTGATTTCTTAAGAGAGATAAAAGAAATGCATGATAATTTTCGACAAATCAACGATAAGCTTGATAAGCTTATGGAAAAGATTTTGTCCAAATGAGCTACATTCTTGAAGTCCAGGAAGACAGCAACGGAGATTGCTTCTTGGAATTACCGGATGAATTGATTGAAAGTCTTGGCTGGCAAGAAGGAGATCTTCTTGATTGGGATGTCAGATCCAACGGAATTATTTTGTCAAAAGTAAACGATCCCACTGGCTACGAAGTATTAGAAGAGTAAAATAAAATTAAGAGAAGATTGCTTAAATGACTACAAGTATCAAAGGTGGTATTCCGGTAGGCGGTAATCTTGCCTTTCGTGATCTTGTGTATCGTCCACAGGTTGACGGTGCTCCTCAGATGATGCCCCTCCCGTATTACGGTGATCCGGGTGAAGTCATGAATTTGGCCCGTGACCCTAGTTTTCGCATTAATGCACCGAGCCCATTCAAAAACATGCCTCAGTCTGAACTAGATCGGCTTAAAGATTGGGATAGCGATCCAGGCGCTCTTCAAGAATATTACAATCGCATTAATCTCCCCGGTCCAAAGTTATTCCCTCAGGCTTCTGTAATGGGAAACATGGGTAATGTCGCAGGCATGCTTCCTGGCGATATTGGTGCAAAATACGTTTACTAAACTGCTAGTATCTATTCAAGACAACAGGATAAATAATGGCAGACGCTAAAGCCAGGCTACAAGAGATCATCAATGCTTACATTGATAAAGACAGTTCTGTAACTGTTGATACTGGCATTGTCGCGTCTCACCTGGCTCAAATGAAAATGTTTGGCATCCGTCAGGGTGTTGAATTTTTTCCCGGCCAAGATAACTTTGGAAATCAGCGCAAAGACTTTATCGACCGCGTTGTCAAATACAACCAGCTTGATGTACGCCTAGATTCCATCTGGGATTACTTTTTGTGTGATGGTACGGGCTTGTTTTATATACGCCCTACTACCAAGAACTACCGCATTTATTACTTCAGGGAGCATGAGTATAGAACTTTCTACAACGTAGATGGCGACCTGGAAGAAGTTGTGGTGATCTACAGTTATAAAGTTCGGCGCGGCAATGGTTTTGGCAGCATCAATACTACGAACTTGGTTGGTAAAACAACTTTAGAAAATACAGGTACCAAAAGATATATTCGCCTATCAATCAAAGCAAAAGAAATTACAGAAACCCATTCTGAATCCGAGATGTCTTTTGACATGCCGGAGTTCATGGCTCCCGGTAAAACAAAGACTTTTGTCAATACGCTCAACTTCATTCCCTGTGTTGAGATCTTCAACAATCCCAAAGGCTTCTCGAATGAAGGCGTAGGGGAGTTTGATGCGATGGCCAACCACATCATCACGCACGATGAAATGGTTCGCACCATGCGTAAGAACGTTCAGTTCTTTGGTAATCCAACTCTCCTCTCCTCTCGCCCCAAGACGGACTTGATTGAAGCTGGTGGCGACACCACAATTCAAAGACCTTCTATTGCAGCAAACTCTGGCTTTACAAGTCCCTCTTCTTTGAGCCAATCAATGTTTAAGGCTGACCCAGTCAGTCGCAGCATTGATGGTCAGATTCGTGTACCAAGGATTATTGCAAACCTGGAACCAAACGACCGTGTTGGCTACATCGTTCCCGATGCTATTACCGGTGATCAGAATGCATTTGCTCGTCAATATCGCGAAGAGATTCGCACGGCTTTAGGCGGTGTTGACGAATTGTCAATTTCTGCGGGTGTAACGGCAACAGAATATAAATCACTCTTTGGTCGTGTATCTGCTACATCCAAGAAAAAAGCCAATGCCATTTATACGCATGGCATCTGTCGTTGTTTTGAATTGATTATTTATCAAGAAGAGCAACTCTTCAGGAGGACGTTAGCAGCTTCCGCCGGTTTTGAAAAACCTGTTCAGCCATCTCCAGATGCACCACCGGAAGAATATGGTGCTTACGAAGAAGCCATGAAAGCCTTCGAAGATAAGCTAAAGTATCTGTTAATGGCTTGTATTGAAACAGGTCAATTACCACCCAAAGTACAAGGACTAATTCCTGATGGTGATCTAACTGTTCTGTGGCGTTGGTTAGGCCCGGTTTATGAGGACTCTACCCAAGACATCCTCAATAATTCAATCGTGGTCCGCAACCTACAAGAATTAGGTGTTGATAGCATTGAAGCACTGAAATACCTCTTCCCGTCTAAGACGGATG